ATGATCCAACGCGTGGACATCCCCGACAGACTCATCGAACTCCAGACGGCGGCCGACGCCGAGCGCGACAAGCTCACCGGCCTCGACAGGCAGGAGCGCGCCGACCAGTGGCAGCGCTGGCTCGAGGCCGCAGCCGCCAGCCAGGCCGCCGTCACCGAGCACGCCCAAAAGACAGGCACACCGCGCGGGCAGATCGAGGCCGCGGTGAAGAAGTCCGTACGACACCCCGACGACGGCGCCGTACGACACCCCGACGACGGTTGAGCATGACGAAGCGCCCCTCCCGGCCGCAGCCGAGAGGGGGCGTTAACGATCAACGTGAAAATTCCGCGCCCGAAATTAAGGTCAGAGACGCCGCCGGTCCGGTGCGAGCACGGCCGGCGTGTTCGGGCCGTCCGTCGGCTCCGGCTGAGGCTGCGGCCCACCATCCCGCCGGCACACCAACGCATCCGGATCCCAGCTCGGCGCCTCCAGGTGGTAGGTGTCCGGGCAGGACGGACCGGGCGGGCCCTGCTCGCCACGGTCGCCCTTCTCACCCCGCTCGCCGGGCTGGCCGGGGTCGCCCTTCTCTCCCGGGGCTCCGTCCCGGCCGGGCGCCCCGTCCTGGCCCGGCACACCGGACATGCCCGGCTGGCCCTCCCGCCCGGGCGCACCCGTGGCTCCTGGCTTGCCGGGCGACCCATCGCTTCCCGGTCGGCCTGGAGCGCCGGGGTCGCCCTTCTCACCCGGGATCGGCACCGGCACCTCGGCCCGATCGGGCAGGTTCTTGACCGCATCGGCGGGGTCAGGGGCTACGGGCGTCTTCCCCTCGCCACGGAGTTGGGTCCGCAGCCGCCGAACATCCGTCGCCAGCGTGCTGACCGCGTCCCCTCTGCGGTCGGCCTCGGCGCGGGCTTGGACCTCGCGCTGCTGGGCGCGCTCGCGATCGTGGTCCACGGTGGACCAGAGGATCAGGACCGCACCGGCGAGCGCGACCAGCGTGCACGCCAGCAGCACGCCACGCCAGCGGCGCGCCAGAGCTCGCTCGGTGCGGGTCACGGTTGCCCTCCCATCTCGATGATCTGCACGCGGAGCCGGGCCAGTTCGACCTGATCAGTCAGGCGCTGCTCCAGCAGCTCGGCGATGCGCTTGTCCCGGTCGGTGAGCTGGACGCGGAGCCCGTCGCGCTCTTCCTGGATCTGGTCCATCTCGCTGTTCATGCGGGCGTTGGCGGTCTCGCCGCGCTTTCCGAGGTACGCCACCACCGCTCCGGCCAGCACCCCGACGAGTGCGAGGACGCTGCCCAGGGTGGTGGCGTCCAAAGGGGTCTCCTACACGCTGGTCGGGCCGGACGGCCGGCCGCCGGTGGACGTGGCCGCCTCGATGCCGGGCGCGATCCCGCTGGGCTTCCACAGGGTGTGGTAAGCAACGCCGATCACGATCACCGCCGTGAGCATGCACGTGACGATGCTCTTCCCGGTGAACTGGTCGTTGAAGTAGGCCGTCCCCAGCCCGTCCCCAGCCGCGACGAGGAGCATGAACAGGCCCTTCACGGCGCCCGACCAGCGGGGCTGGTTGACGATCGCGATGATGGGCGGAAGGAGTACGGCCAGGGCCGCGGCCCACAGCTGTGCATCGGTGAGTTGCATGATCGATCAGTCCTTCACGTCGAAACCGTGCTTCTTGGCGAGCTTGGTGAGGGTGGTCTTGCCGGGGATTCCGTCAGCGGACTGGCCAGGCTCGCGGCCGTGGTAGCCGCACCGCTCCTGCCACGCGCTCATCGCGTTCTTCGTGGCGGTGCCGTAGTGCCCGTCCAGATAGGTCTTGGCCAGGAGCCCCTCGTTGACCAGCGCGGCCTCGACGATGCGCGTGCCGCTGTAGGTGACCGGAGTTCCCTTCGCCGACGGGTCGTGCTCCGCTGCCTCGATCAGCTCGCGGAGGGAGACCGACGGCTTGGTCGGGGACGGCAGCGGCGTGGTGGGCGGCTTGCTCCCGAGCCGCTTCGCGACAGCGGTCAGGACCGAGTCCCAGTCCATGCCCGGCCCGCGCGGGTCGACCTTGCCCGGCTGCCAGTCAAGGTGCCGCAGCGCCGACCGGGCGCCCCAGCCGTGCTCCCGGCAGATGGCGGCGATGACGCGGACGATGGCCTCGATCTGCGCCTCGGGCCACGCATCTTTGCCGTCGCCGAGGTTCTCGCATTCGAAGCCGTAGAAGGCGCGGTTGCCGTCGACCGTGGCCTCGTCATCCGTTGGCGGCCGCCGCTCGGCGATGACCGCGGACAGCACGTCCGGGTCGCCCAGCCCGGCGTGATTCGCGCGGCCGTAGCCCACCAGGTGCACGATGCCGTCCTTGGCGATCATGCCGTGACACAGGGGGCCGGGCAGCGAGGAGTACCCGTCACGCACGATCGCGACCGTGTTAGCCGTCCCCTTGGTGACGGTGTGGTGGATCATCACGCCATGCACGGAGCCCCACGGGCCCTTCGTGTTGCGGTTGTGGGTGCGCCAGTTGCCGTGCTCCTGCACACGTACGCCCTCGCGGCGCAGGGCCGCAAGGAACGCGGCAGCGGACAGAGGTGTAGCCATAAGAGGGGGCTCCTGAGCATGAGAAACGCCCCGGCCGGGCGGCTCGGGGCGGGGATATCGAGCTGTCAGGCCGTGGTGCTGTCAGTCACAAGGCCGAGGGTGGAGAGCGCGGTGAGCAGCGACGCCAAAGCAGCATTCCCTCCCCGGGAGCCACTGACCGTGGGCTTGCTGGCGGCCGTGGCTCCGTAGAAACCGAGCGTGGTGCCGAGGTGCCGGAACGCCAGGGAGACGATCAGGGCGTCGTCCGTGCGGAGTGTGTCCGCCGCGGACCGGTAGAGGGTGGTGTCCCTCGCGGCGTTGCCGGGCCCCCACTCCTGCTTGCCGTCCCCGTAGGCACGCCATCGGTCGAAAGCGTCGCCACTGACGATCGCTGCGTGAGCCACCGTGCCCGCGTTCGCTGCGGTGGCGGTGGCACCGCCGTTGAGCGACAGCAGCCCCGCGACCGTGAGCGCTCCGGACACGCTGCCCCCCGTCAGCAGCAGGTACCGGCCGTCCGCCAGGGCCTGGGTGAGGGCGCCGATGTCAGCCGGGGTGAGGACGTCCGACCCGCCGATCGCGTGGCTGCTCTTGTGGGCGGTCGGAGTACGCGCGTCCCCCAGCCTGGGGTCCGTCAGCGGAACGTACTTCCCCGCGGCGTCCAGCCGGTCACCGTGCGGGTCGGTTGCGACGACGTGCGCGCTCACTGCTGCGCTCGCCGTCCCGGCCGGGTCCGCCCCGACGTTCGCCGCGGTCAGCGGCACGTCGCCGGTCGCCGGGTCCGGCTCCACCCCGGCCACGGTCAGCGCGTACTGGATCATCTGCGGCAGCACTTCGACCGTCGCGCGCTCCGGGAGATCGATCCCGTCAGCCGCGTCCGCGGCCAGCACCTCGAACGAGAACGCGGCGGACGGCGGCAGCCACGTGCCGTCCTCCGCGCGGATCATCCGAACCGCCGAGTACGTCAGCCCTTCCGGCTCCGTGTCCGGGTCGTCCCCGGCGGCCAGGCGCACCGTGCAGCGGCCGGTGGTGTCGTATGTGCCGACCACGGGCACGACGGCCTGCGCGACGTCACCGTTGCGGATCACGCCGGATGGGACATAGACGGTCCTGCCACGTGCGGGCTGCTCGTCCGGGCCCAGGACGTGATCCCGGACCTCGACATACGTCAGTGCCACATCAGCCTCCTCATCTGGCGAATGTCCAGGTCCAGCGCATGCTCGACCCCGAAGTGAGGCTGGCCCCGGGAATCCAGGTCAGCCACTGGCACGAGCCGTCGGGCTGGATCCGCATGCTGCCGTCACCGATACCGGTCGAACAGCTCACGTAGACGGAGTCCCGTGGCCGCCAGTCGTCGGCCACGGTGCAGAGCTCCAGGTCCGGGGTGATATTGCCGCTGGTGCCGCCGGGGTTGGTGATGTCGGCACCGCTGCGTTGCAGGACGACGTTGGCGATCCGTACGCCGCTGACGATGTCCAGTGTCTGCAGGGTGACCTGCCATCCGGTGGCGGCGGTGACGCCAGTGGTGATGGTGGCCGGGGTCGGGTTGTTCAGGCCGTCGGCGTCGATGATCTGACCTGGCTGCCAGGTCATAGGGCCTCCTTACAGGGCGACGATGGCGGGCTGGGCGAGCTGCACCGGCGTGCCGGGCCCATGGGTCTTGACGATGCCGTTCACGGACCGGGTGACGGTCATCCGTTGTGGGGTGAGCTGCTGGAACCCGTCGTAAGACGCGACGACCGGCAGCGTGTTGGTGTTCGCCGACGACAGGATCGACCGGGTGCCGATCGCCCCGGCCGCGGTGAGGCTGCTGTCAGCGACGCTGACCGCCCAGTCCGGTGGCTCTGCCGTGCCGTCCTGCCAGATCCGCGCTCGCAGAGTGCTGCCGGTGATCTGAAGCCGGACCCAGAACATGCGGCCCGGGGCGTGGACCAGACCGGTGGTGTTGGCGGCTGTGGCCAGCAGCGTCTCCGTACCCCCGACGCGCTTCCTGAGCGTGACGGTGAGGGTCTGGTCGGTGTTGCAGGCGAGCCGGGCCAAGTAGCAGTTGTTCGTATCGGCGACCCTGCCAGCGAGGTGCAGGAAGTGGGGGCCGCCGGTGGCGAGTTTGTCGGTGCCCATGGCGGCGACGATGTCCAGGTCGGGTGATGACCACGGGACGGTGGTCCAGCGGCTCACGTTGATGCTGCCCTGGCTGACCATGCCCTGGTTGTTGTACGCGGACAGCACCGCGTTGGCGTAGGCGTAGAAGGCGGACGTGCGCTGCCCGGAATCGCGCATCGCGCGGCTGAGATCGCCTCCCGGGAAGAACGAGGCCCGCAGGGCATTGGACATCTCCAGCTGCACCCCAGCACCGAGGAGCGTCCGGTTGGCGATGTTGTCCGGGTCGTTCCCGTTGATCTCCTGCGCAGCGTCGACCACCCGGAACCCGGCCCGCGTGAGCGCGTCACCAATCCGGGTGGCGGTGTCGACATCGAGCCCGCCCAAGGAGGTTTCCGGCACGCCGGCCGCTCCGGTGTAGCCGTGGAAGGACAGGCACCGCCGCGAGTTGAAGACGAGGCCCTGGCAGATCGGCTCGTCGAAGTTCGTCGACGTGACGTGCAGGTCGAAGTTGCCCGACGACTTGATGCCAGCGAACTCGTAGTGCTGCATCCGACCCTCGGCGACGTAGCGGGCCATCTCGCCCGATCCGGCCTCGATGCCGCCGCCGTGGATGGCGATTGCCGCCCATGTCGCGCTGGCCACAGGCACGCTGCGCCGCTCGTACGACACGCCTTCCACCTCGTGGGCGGCGAGGTCGGTGTACGAGGAGTAGAGGTCAGGCACGGGTTACGCCCCCTGGACGCTGTAGTCGGTGGTGCTGCCGCCGGTCAGGGTCCAGGTCTCGCCCGTGTCCGCGGTGCCCCAGGCGCCGGTGACGGTCCGGTCGAAGCGGTCTTGTACGGCGCCCGTGATCCGGGTAACGGTCATGGCCTCGCCCCCGACGCGGATGTCCATGGGGCAGTTGGCGGGGTCTGTGGTCCACAGCGTGCCGTCGACCGCCAGCGACAGCGTGGTGTCGTCGGCATCCACGCCAGCGGCCAGCTCGGTGCCGTCAGTGGCCACCCGGCCGAACTGAGGGTCATCGGTGCGCGCCATGAGCCACGGGCGGCCCGGCGTGCAGTTGAAGGTGATGTCCCACTTGTGCGGCAGGAACGTCTCGACGTAGCCCTGCACCAGCAGATCGATCGTCTCCGGCGGGAGCCACGCCGGGGGGTTGGCGATGGTGATCCGGTCCCCTTCCACCACGGCGGCGGCCGCATCCGCCATCTGGGGTGCCTTGGTCAGATCGACGTGGACGCTCGGGTAGCGGATCTCGTCCTGCGTGCCCAGCCACAGCCGCCAGTTGGCGATGGGCTCGGCCTGGTCGTCGTCGGCCAGGGACAGGCTGACGGACTCGTCATACACGCCCACACCAGCGGGCGGGGATGCGGTGGACAGTGGGCCCTCCTCGAGGACCGCGCGAGCGCTGGATCCGCCGATCCGGCTGACGGTGATGTCGTTGCGCACGCCCGCGTCGTCATCCTGGGGATCCAGCGGGGGCGCCAGGCCCGGCCCTTGGTAGTCCAACTGCAAGGTCGGCGGCTGGTTGTACAGGCTGGCGCGGACGCGGTAGCGCAGCGCGAGCCGGTCACGGGCTTCGCCGAGGATCCCGCCGTCGGTATCTGCTGCCTGCTGCAGCAGGTCCAGGAGGGTGTCCGGCCGCTGGGGGCCCATGCCGGGGGTGGCGTCTCCGGCCCCGGCGAGCGCCAGCGGTACTCCCTCCTCCTGCGTGAGGCGGAGCGTGCGGGCGCCTGCGGTCTCGTCCGTGAAACCGTGGTCGGCGAAGGTATAGACGTCGCTCGTCAGAGCGCTCAGGACGGACAGGTGGCCCATGGACAGGGAGACCTGGTCGAGTCCCGCGCCGGGGGCGCAGGAGACGGCGGTGATGCGCCCGGCGGTGACGGGCAGGGTGGTGGAGAGGGTGAATCCACCTCCACCGACGGTGATCCACTGGCACCAAAATGTGGTCGATCCGCCGGTCGTCTGCGCCCGGAACTGGAGCCGATTCCAGCTTTGGGTGAAGTTGGTCGTCGGGCCGATGTTCAGGATCAACGTGGTGGAAGAGCTGTCGCCGCTGGTACTGATGCCGTACACGCGGAGGTTGTCCGGCCGGATCTCAAACTGAATCCTGGTGTAGGTGCCGGTCGTGCGCAGTTCGAGGAGCATGGTGGGTGTCGTCGGGTAGCCAGAGAGGTTGTACACGTACTCGACGTGCCAGACCCCGTCCGGGCCCTGCGGCACTCGGCCGCTGAACGCGCTGGTGGTGCCGATCTTGGGGAGCGGGGAGGAACCGGGCAGCGTGTCATCCGCCGCGAACTCCACGCCGGAGACGGCCATGGGCGCCACTCCCGCCAGGGGGCTGTACGCCCTGGTGGCGTCCCGGTCCTCCTCCATCGGCCAGTAGGCCAGCAGGTTCGGATCGGTGGGGATACGGCGGCGCAACGTGCTCTCCAACGCCTTGGCGCCTTGGCCGAGGCGGCGCAGGATCCCGGAGGCTTCCAGAGGCACCCACACGTCCTGCCCGGCCACGCCCCACCGGGACGGCCAGGAAGAGACCTCACCGACGAACCGCATCAGCCGGTCGGAGATCTCGGCGGTGCCCTGGAGCGTCCAGGTATGGCCCAGGGCATCGGTGAAGGAGGTCGCCCCGGGCGTCTGGGCGGTGAAATCGGGGCTCGCAACAACGGTGCCGTCGATCCCGCTGCGGACCTCGAACCGGTAGCCGGAGCCGGAGAACGGCGTGCGCGGCGGGCTGGTGCTGGGGTCCGGGCTGCCGACCCGTAGCGGCACAGTGCTTGCGAAGACGCTCGTCGTCCCCGTCTGGATGACGGGATCGCCGATCTGCGTCCACGGCCCGGCCAGGGTCTGAGCCCAGTAGAAGGTGATCGTGCGGCCGCCCGCGCCGTTGTCGACGTCCAGCGTGGCCCTCACGGCGGCATGGTCAGGGAGGGTGGGCACGGGCGCGGCGGCCACAAGGCTCGCCACGCCGTCGTTTGACCAGCTGAGTTGGAGCTGCTGGTCGAACACGCGCAGCGCATAGGAGCGCTGAGCCGATGCGCCATCCCACTTGCCGATCAGCGTCTCGTTGAGATCACCCGCGGTCCAATCGATCTCGACCTCGGCCCGCAGATCGAGGTCCCCGACGATGTCCAACGGTCCGGCATCCGGAGTGTCCACCGTCCCCGACATGGAGCCATCGAGAACCAGCCGCGTCGCAGGCCCCGCCACCGACACCCTGAGAGGGGTGTTGCGGCCGATCAGCCCGTAGTAGGGACTCATCGGATTCCGCGGACTGTACCGCCCGTCCTTGTTGTTCAGGCCCAGCTGGCAGCGCGCCCGGTCCGTACGCGCTGCCTCGTCCGCGCGGCCACGGGTGATGGTGACCTGCTGCCGCCGGGTGAACGTATCGCCGGTGATGTCCGTCCAGACGCCGCCCGCCTGGATCTCTACGCGCAGATCGGGGAACGCCACGATCAGCCTCCTCCGAATGCGACTTGGACGTTGCCGCGCCCCTGGACGCGGACCGTCTTCCTGAGCCAGCGAGTGAGATCGTCGCCCCCGCCCGAGGCATCCACGATCACCCGCACGACCGGGGTCTGCTGCTGGGTGGCTGCCCCGCCCGCCTGCGTGCCGGGCGCGCCCGCCCGCGGGGCCGTGAGCGCCGCGGTGCCGCCCTGCCCCACCGCCAGCGCCGGAGCGGAGCCGTTGAGAGCGTCCTGCCCCGCCTGCGCAACCCGGGCCATAGCGGCGGTGACGGCGCCCTGCTCCTGGGTGATACCCAGCGCCCAGTCACCCATCAACGCCCGGCCGGAGTACAGGGTGTAGCCCTTGCCTGCGAACGGCCCTTCCTTCGCGGGGCTGAAGGGGAACAAGTTCCTGACCTTCGACACCAGGCCCTTGGCCTTGCCGTATAGCTCACCGGCCTTGGACGTGATACCCGAGATGAAGCCGCCGATCAGCGACCGGCCCGCGTTGTAAAGCGTGCTCCCGAGGGAGCCGAGCGCGGACTTTGCACGGCCGGGCAGACCGCGCACCCAGTTGACCGCGCTGGTGATCTTCGACGTGATGGCGGACACCATGCGGTTGCCCGCCGACGTCATGGTGCTGGAGAGGATGCCGCCGAGCGAGGAAAGAGCGCCGCGGACCTTGCCGGGGAAGCCCTTCAACCAGTTGATGAGCGAGTTCCACCGAGCGACGACCCAGTCCTTCGCCTTGGTGAACCACCCGCCCACCAGCACGGGAAGGTTCGCGAACCAGCCGATCGCGGCCTTGGCCCCCTCGACTCCTCCAGTAATCGCGTCCTTGATCACGCCCCACACCGAAAGCACCACGGCGCGGAACGCTTCGCTCTTCTGCCAGGCGATGGCGATGACTGCGACCAACCCCAAGATCGCGCCGATCACCAACACGATCGGGTTGGCGGCCATGACCGCGTTGAGCACGGCCTGAGCTGCCGACCAGACAGCCATCGCGGCCGCGATGCCCAGGATGACCCCGGCGAGAGGGCCGATCCACGAGATGTTCTGCTGCACGAAGCCGCCGAACTTCATCAGGCCCGGGATGACCGTGCTGCCGAGGAAGTTGACCAGTTTCTCTTGAGCGGCCCGCTTGAACTGCTCCATCTTCACCGCCGCGTTGTCGCGGAGGCTGTTCCCCATCTTGTCTGCGGCACCGCCGACCTTGCCCAGCGCATCGGCTGCCTTCGACGGGTCCAGTGCGAACAACGCCTTCTGCGTGTCCTCGGCCTTGGTGCCGAAGAGCGCTGTGGCGTAGGCCGCCCGGTCGGCCGGGTCCTTGACCTTCCGCAGGCCGTCGAGGACCTGCTGGAGCGCCTCGCGGGCACCCTTCCCGCCCCCGGCGATCTTCGACTGGATGTCGCTCGCAGACAGGCCCATCTTCTTGAGCGCGTCCGTGGAGCTGTCGCCCATAGCCGTCATCAGCAAGGTGCCCTCCTTGAGGGCGTCCGCCACCACGTCCGTATCGCGCGCGCCGGCCTTCATGCCTTGGGAGAGCAGCCCGGTAGCGGTCTGGGCGTCCAGGCCCAACTGCTGGAACTGGACGCTGTACTCGTTGAAGGTGTCGGCCAGGTCGTCGGCCCTTGGGCCCATGACCTGCAGGCCACGCGTCATGATGTCGAGCGCGGTCTGGGCGTTCGGGGCGAGCTTGGTCTTCATGATCTGGCCGACCGCGTTCGCGGCCTGGCCAAGGTCGAGTTCGAACGTGGTGGACAGGTCGGAGACCTTCGTCGCGATGCTCTCGATCTGCGCGTTCGTCGCATCCGGCGGCAGCAGACCAGCGCTCATCGTGGCCCGGATCGCATCCGCCGCGCCCTGGAAGTCCTCCGTGACGGCCTTCGCGTACAGCTGCCCGGCCACATGCCCGTACCGCTTGGCCACCGCCGGGGTAGCCCCCAGCTGTGCGCCGAGGCGGCCCGCGATCTGGCCCTGCTCCATGGCCTGCCCGATGCCCGCCATCAGCACTCCACCGACCGCCGCGCCAGCGCCTGCGGCCGCCAGCTTGAGGCGGCCCATCATGCCTGTGGCCTCGCCCTCGGCATCGTCAGCCCCTCGGCGGGTGCCGTCGGTGAGGCCGTCCCCGAAGCCGTCCCCAGCCTGGCGGCCAGCGGTGACGAACCGGCCGCGAGCGTCCCGCAGGCGGCCGTCAGCGCCGCGGATGATGCCGTCGCCGAACCCGTCCCCGGCCTGCTGCCCCGCCGTGTTGAAGCGGCTGCGGGCATCCCGCAACGTGCCGTCGGATGCCCGGATGAGCCCGTCGCCGAGGGCCTGCCCAGCGGCCTGTCCGGCGCGGTCGCCGTCCGAGGTCATCTGCCCCCGCAGGCGGCCCATCGCCTGCCCTGCCTGGCTGACGCCGCGGTCCACGCCGCGAGCGTCCAGGGTGATGAAACCGGTCAGTTCGCCAATGGTGAGCGCCACTATCGCGCACCTCCCTTGGGGGCCTTGTCGTCGGGGGGTGCGAAGTGCCGCGCCAGGCGGGAGTCCGCGGAGAGGAGGCCAAGGATGCGGATGCGCAGCCAGCGCCAGGACCGCTCACGGAGGAAGCCGGGCACGCCAGCGTCGATGCCGTAGACCTCGTGCAGGTCAGCCTCGATGAGGGGCCACTGCTCCAGCAGCAGCCCCCACGTCAGGTCGTCCCGCCCTTGCGGCCGCTCCCGGTAGCCCTGCGGCCGCTCGTACCACTCGTAGAGCCCCGTGACCGGGTCGACTTCGCCGCAGCCGATCCACTCTTCTTCTGGGCGCGGCGTGTCTCCCGGTTCGGGGCCCACTGAGAAGGGTCCCCGGCGGTCCTCCAGTACTTCTCGGCGACCTCGGGGCCTGATGCGACCCAGAACATGGCCGTCAGCCCGGCATGCCGCACGCGGGACCAGGGGATGCCGTCGGCGAGCATCTCCTCGAGGACTGGCCCGAGACAAAGTTCCAGGAGGTCGCGCTCCTCTTCGTCGTCGAGGAGCGTGGTGTCGACGGCCTCGCCGCCAGACTGGAGCCGCGCGGCGAGGCTGATGATCTTCTGTACGCGCAAGCCGTCCTCGGCGCTCGGAGACGGGATGACGTACTCGGTAGCTCCGAACGGCAGCGTGAGGGTGTCGTCCCAAAGCTCGTCGAGAGCTTCGAAGCGGGCGCCCATCAGGCCGCCAGCGGGTTGGTGATCTGCTGCAGCACGCCGTTGCCGGTGAACGTCACCTCGACCTGGTCGAGGTCGTTCTTGTTGCCGCCGGACGGGGCCCACTCCACCAGCGCCGAGCCCTCGTACGCCTCGGGGAGGCCGTTGCGGTCCATCCACCGGATCGGGATCTCGCTGGCGGCGCCCCAGCCGAAGGCCACGGCGCGGATCTTCTCGTGGACCGGGTTGTACGCCGTGCTGTCGGCGCTGGCCTTGCGGTTGAACGTGGTGGTGACGCTCCAGCCCTGACCCGTCTTGGTGTTGCCGTCCCAGCCGTCATCGTCGTACGTCCCGCTGTCCTCGAGGTTCGGCGGGGCTTCCCACTGGAACTCTGTCACGGCCGGGCACAGCTGCCAGTCCGGCGTGGCCTCGGTGCCCATATTCACCTCGAGCCGCCACCGGCGGGCGAGGGCAGTCACGGGGGTGGGGGTGCTCATCGCACGGTCCTCCTTATGTCTCGATCAGATTCGGTGCGAGCCGGGTGGCGCGCAGGTAGTAGTTGGCGGTCATCTCCTGCCGATCGCGGGAGTCCTTGCCGATCCAACCGCCGGACTGCCGCCACATGATCTCGACGTGGATGCCGCCGATCTCGGTGTGCTCACGCATGTGCAGCAGCTCGTACACCGAGTCCTCGCGGGCGATGACCGCACGCGGGTCGGCCCCGGCCCGGAACCGGAACTGCACCCCCGTGACCACGTCGGTGGTGCCGCTGGTGTCGTCCACCGGGTACGGGGTGATGGTGATGATCTGGTCCGGCTGGTCCGGCACCGCCGTGATCGTGATGCCGACCTCGCCCGCCGTGTAGACGCCGGTATCGCGGTAGACCCCGATGCCCGCGTCGGAGATAAAGCGGGCGAGGCCGTCGAGGAGATCGCCGGTCCAGCTCATAGGGCCCGCCGGATCTGCGCGGCGACGACATCGAGCACGTCACCGGCCGAGTCGTTGAGCGCGCTCTCCAAGTACTTTGCGCGGCGGCCGGGCGCATGCCGCCACGTCAGCTCCTCATGCTGGCGGGCCGCGTACGGCGTGTCATAGCTGACCGCGGCCCGCAGCGCCCCCTCGTCCACCGACGCGGTACCGGAGCGCTGGAGCGCCGCCTCGTCCAGCGGCACCCGCTCGGTGGACACACTCAGCACCAGCTCGGCGCCGAGGAACAGCCCGCGGCCCGCAGCCTCCCGCACCACGGCGGTGACCTGCGGGCCGTTGAAGGTCAGCCGTGCACGGGGCATGGGGCCTCCTACTCCATCTGGACTTCCAAGTGATCCGGCGTCGCGAGCCCGCCACCGTCACGCCGGAGCGCGTTGATGACGACCGTGCGCCGACCGTCCGGCAGCGTGACCCGCGACCCGGGCGGCGCCACGGTGGCAAGCGGGCAGTACGCGGTGCTGCTGCTCGTCGTATCCGCCCCGCCCGGGTCGCGCACCAGCCGGGTCTGCTCGTCGAGGAAGCACCGCACGGTGACAGCGGCCGCGAAGACGTCGCCGTACGCGCCGCTGCCCTCGTACGCCTCCACCGTGATGCGGTGCCGCAGCAGCCAGCCCGGAACCGCGCTCACCAGCTGCACACCGCCCCGAGCCGGAAGATGTCCGGGGTCAGGTCCGGCGACTGGAGCTCGTCGGCCACCTGCGGGGCGACCTCGCGGGCGGCCGACGCGGAACCAGACGCCGAACCCGACCGGGACAAGGACACCGAGCCGATCCCCACCGAGCCCCAGCCGACACCAGCCGCGCCGATGCTGTCGCCCAGCTCGCCCCACCACTGCACCTGAGCGCACACCGCCCGCCGGATCGCCTCCAACACCACCGGGTTGGTGGGCATGCCGTCGGTGTCGACCTCGTACCAGCAGAACCGGAGCACCTGCGCCTCCAGCATCCGCGTCGCGCGGGCGAGGAGCTGCTCGGCGTCGGCGGGCGGGGCCTGCCCGGTGTACTCCTGCAGATCGGCCACCGTCGCATAGACCCTGGCCACCGGGCTCACCCCCTACAGGTCGAGGACAGCGACAGTGACCGAGGCGTCCGCCCCGGTGTAGTCCACCCACACCGCCCCATCGGCCGGTCGGCGGCACTCCAGGCCGAGCGCCGGCAGCAGCATTGCCTTCCCCGCGGGCACAGTGAACGTGGCATCGGCGATGGCCAGTCCCATACGGGAGACACCGGGCGTCTGCACCGTGACGGTCAGCTCCGTGGTGTCGGCGTTGTCGACGTACAGGCGTCGGCGCTCCGCCCAGCCGAACGAATTGCCGTCCGTCAGCTGAGCGGCCGCCCCGGCATCGGGGAACAGAACGCCAGCCGCCCCGATGGCGAGCGGCGTCAGTGCGGTGCGGGCCATCAGCCACCGCCTCCGTACTGCTCGATGAGCTGCTCCTTGGTCATTCCGTCGATGGCGTCGTTCTCGTCGGAGTCCTCGGCGTGGCTGCGGGCGTACTCCTGCCATTCGGCCTTGGACGCCGAGCGGGCCGGGGGCTTGTCGGCCTCCGGCCCGCTCGGGCTACCACCGCCGCCACCTGCGGGAGCCTTCGGCGTGTCGAGCCGCTCCCAGTTGGGCAGCCGCTCCAGCCGGGCAGAGGGCTCCGGCCGCTCAACCACGTCCCCGGTGTTGCTGTTCCGGTAGCGGATCACGTCGCGTCCGCCCCCTTCAGCAGCACCGCCCGGTTGGCGTCCAGGGTCTTGGTGCCGTACAGGCAGTCCACGGAGACGACGGTCTGCTTGTACTTGATGTCGTAGTCGTAGACCACGCGCAGCCCGAACCCCTTGTAGGACATGATCGTCGCGTCCTGGGCGCCCGGCGGCACCTCCAGTGGACGCGTCACCAGAGCGAACGCCGTGCGGTGGAATGCCACGCCAACCTCGGTGGTCGGTTCGCCCGTCGCCGGAGTCTGCGCCGGCTGCTCGACGTTCTGCGTCCAGTACGGATCGAACCCGAACAGGCGGCGGCCGATGTACGCCTCACGCAGCGCCTCCGTGGAGCCGGACGTGTCGACCTGCTTGAGGACCGGGGAGTCGAGCCACTTGCCGTTGGTGGTCGGGCCGACCACCGCGCGCCGCTCGGTGGTGGGCACCTTGGCCAGGTTCAGCACCGTGCCAGCGTCGATGAGGACCTCGGGCTTGTCCCAGTCGTGGCCGGACGTCGCGGCGACGCCGGCCTCCTGCGTGACGTCGTTCCGCAGGGCCAGGATGTCCCGGTCGATCTTCTGGGAGATCGCCTCCATCGCCGGGTCGAGGAGCTGGCTGCCGAAGTCCTCTACCTCGAGCGTGAGCTGCTCGGTGGTGACCGTGAACGAGACGTCGGCGAAGTGGTTCAGCGTGACGTCCACCGAGCCCTCGGTGGCGTTCTGCGGCACGATGCCCGTGGTGCGGTTGAACTCGCCCGCGGTGAACACGGCGGGCTTGCGGACGGTGACGGTGTCGCCCTGGCGGCCGCGGAAGTCGCCGTCGAAGTCGCGGTGTACGAGCTGCGCCATGACGGTGGTCTCGTACAGGGTCGCGAGGGCGCGCGACGCGATGAGGTCAGGGGTCAGGAACGTGTTGGCCATGGGGGCCCTCTCCTACGGTGTTCAGCCAGCGCGCGACTTGCGCCGCGCTTCCCGCTGGGCGTCGATGCCGGTCGGCTTGGTGGACTTCTCGCTGCTGCCGGAGAAGTCGCTGCTGCTGCGCGCGGGCGCCTGGCTCGCGGCCTTGAGCTTGGGGTTGTCCTCGACGGCCGCTTTGATCGCGGCGTCGACCTTCTTCGCGAACCCGTCGGACGTCGGGTCGAGATCACGGATCGAGCGCAGGAACGCCCGGCTGTCGGTGAGCGCGTCCGGGTCGGCCCCGTGCTTGGCTGCTCCCCGGTACACCGCCAGCTCGACCGCCGTCTCACGGTGAGCCGTGGTCGCCTTCTCGATCTCCGCGCGCAGCTTGGCTGGGTCCGGCGCTTCCTCGGTGTCGTCCTTGACGAACCCGAGGAGCTTGCCGATCTCCTGCGTCACCTTCTGCGTGGCTTCCTGGGCGGCCGTCTCCTTGGCGGTCGTACGGGCCTTGCCCGCCTCCTGCCTGGCTTCCTTCAGCTCCTTGCGGAGCCGGGAGAGTTCGGCTGCCGGGTCCTCGCCGTCCTTCTTCGCGGGTGGCTTGGGCTTCGGCTTGTCGTCCTTGGCCGCGTCGTCGTCTCCGGTGCCGTCGTCGCCGGTCCCGCCGGTGTCGTCGTTCCCGGTGTCGTCCGAGCCGTCGTCGCTGCTGCCGCTGTCGTCGGATCCGGAGTCGCCTCCGTCCCCGCCGTCGGCGTACAGGTACGGGTCGAAAGGGCCCGTGGTGTAGGGGTGTGCCCAGCCTGCGCCAGCGAGGGCGCTGCGGGCGAGGGTTCGCTTCTGCATGTCGTGCACTCCTGGTGCGCGTAGGGGAAGAGCCCCGCGCCTGGCGGGGTTGTGCAGTCCGGCCCGCACCCGGCGGGCGGAAACCTGAGTGGATGGCTGTGGGCTAAGTTGTGGCCTATGTCCGTTGAGATCGAATTCATCGACCAGTCCCGTCCACCGGCCCGCTTCACCGACATGCAGATCAGTGACGCCGAGGCCCACACGTACTGCTACGAGCTGCTGCCACAAGGCGCCGTCGTGGTTTATCGGTCGGTCCATGAGCTCAAGGAGGGCGTGCAACACGGCTTCAAGAGCGAAGAGGTTGCGGTGTACGGCCCAGCTGCTTGGTGCTCAGCCCAAGGGCAGCGCCACGTGCTCTAGCGGGCGGTTCCCAGTTGCTCCCTGTGGCTCTTGCGGGACAGCCCTGTGTCTGTAACCAGCTCGCGAATGCGAGCCTGATACGCGCGCACCCGCGCGTTCGCAGCCGTACGCGAGCCGTCGTCCATCGCGGCGGCGTCGCGCCGCTTCCACTTCCGCACCTGCCGCTCCAGATACCGCTGTTTCTGCGTGTCCTCGTACGTCCCCCGCGATGGCTGCTGCTGCGGCACCCGGGACACTCCCGGCAGGTACGCGGAAACCGAGTGGCGGCAGTTCGGGTGCATCAGCCCGGCCGCTCGGGCCTCCGGCAGCGACCCGGCCAGCCGCACCGCCACCATCCGGCCGTCCACTGCCCCGTGCTGGACCCGCACTGTCCGCGCGCCCGGAGCGCCTGCGCGTGCGAGGATCTTCCGTTCCCACGGGCGGCACAGCGGGCACTCCTCCGGCGCCTGGCTGACGATCACCAGGTCCACACCGGCCGCGCCGAGCCGCTCCGAGTGCGCCTCAACTGCGGCCCTGCCGACGACGCTGCGGGTCGCCATCTCCACGTATGACCTCATGTCCCACGCGCGGCCGGACCGGTCGATGAAGCCGGTGATCCCACGGTTCGCGAACTGGTCGAGCGCGGATTGTGCGGCCTGCCGCCGCGTCTGGGCGCCGAGCAGCGGGGCCGACGCGGCCTGTGCGATCACGGTCCGATAGGTGTCGAGGGACTGCCGCAGGATCCGCGTGTATACCGGCCCGGTATCTGCCACGAGGGCCTGTGCGAGCCGGTCCACGGCTTGTGTCCCGGGCGGGATCGACGGCACCGTCACGGCGAGCGCGCCCAGTTCGGCCACGCCCGCCTGGCTGCCTCGATTCCATGCCTCGGCGACGGCTTGGTGGATCGCCCCGGTGGCGTCCGCCTGGAGCGCGGCGAGGACGGACTCGATCGCGGTCTGGAGCTGGCCGACGGCCGCGAGCCTCAGCTGCGCCCACAGGGGGCTGTTGATGCCCTCGGCCAGAGCCTGCCGGACGCGCTCGATGAGCACGCCCTCGGCGGCCTCGTACAGGTCCGCGACGGCGGCCGCGAGGTCTTCGGCCATGGCCGGGGACACAGGCACGGCCCACCTCCGTTACGGGAGTTCGCCGGTCTGCATCGGGTCCGGCACCGCCATGCCTGACTCCTGGTGAATCCGGTCGACCTCGGCAGTGACCATGGAGTCGTCCCACTCGGGATGTGCCATGCGGACCAGCGTGTCCGTGCTGGCGGCGTTCGCCCGGCGCAGCACATCCACGGTGTTGGCCAGCGACAGCAGATCCTCCTGCACCGAGTCCTCGAACTCCACCGTCGGCCGCTGCGGGCGAAGAGCGCCGCCGAACACCTCGCGGTCGACAGCCAGCAGCGCCTCGACCACGTGCGCAAGGGCCGGCCGCCAGCGCAGGATCTTCCGGCCCCGCGTCGTCATCGACCGGCGCTCCCGTGCCACGACCTCCGTCGCCGTGACCGCCACGTCCCCGCCGAGCCCGAACGTCTGCCCGCTGTACCCGGCCGACCGGAGGATCTGGTTCACCAAGTCCTCCGCCGTGTCCCGGTGCTCCTGGACCCGGATCGCGAACTGGGCCACTGTGAGCTGCCCGGAAGCGTCCGGACGGGCCAGCATGTCCAGCCCTGCAAACGCCTCCTGATCGGGATTCCAGGACGCGCCGCGGCCCGGCCCCTGGCTCTGGAGGTACGCGCTGGGGACGACGATGCGGCCCTTGCCGAGCCGGATATCCCGCATCCAACTGCTGTAGGTCTCGTCGAGGGCATCCATCAGCGGCTCGACGCCGTCCAGATCGGAGCGGCCGAGGTCCTGGAGGCGCGGTGTACACCGCCAGCGGCGGGACGACTGGTTGGGGATGTAGGCGACGTCGAGGCCGCCATAGCCGGTCGGGATGGCCCCGTCCTCATTGACCGCCTGGGCGAAGCCCTCGGTGGCCGGATGGTCCTCCAGCGGCACCGGCCGCCCGAGCTGGTCGCGCGTGCCCTGGTACAGGCCATGCAGGATCACCCCAGGCTCATGCCGCTCCAGGTGTCGCCACACCTGCCCGTCCTGCTCACGGACAACCCGCCAGAAAGTGACAGCGGCCAGCCGTCCCCAGCGGAAATCGGGCACGGCGCGGTCGGCGTGGACGGCGTCCAGCCACGGCCGGTCGCTCAACTCGGTGTCGTACACCGGCCGCAGATACACCCCGCCGAGCGCGGCCCCGACCTCGGCCGCCGTCTGGAACGTGGCCAACATCCCGTCGTCAGTCAGCTCGTCCAGTCGCGCCTGTGTGGTCTCGTCGTCCACGGTGAACTTCGGAGGCTCGGAGAACAGCAGGTCAGCCGACCCGCCGCACAGGTCGCCCGCGATCGGCACGTGCATCTTCGTGCGCCGCTCCCCGGGCCCGGTCGGGGTGCCCCACCACCAGCGGGCCAAGCGGCCGACGACTCCGCCGGCGTACTGCACGCGCTTCGGGTCGGGCCCGCCGCCAGTGCTGCCCCCGTACAGGGTCTCCAGCCGATCAGGGTCGCCGGACCACCAGGTATCCCAGGTGTGCATGGCGTCGAGAGCGGGGCCGAGACCGGACGGCGGCCAGGCGATGTCATCCGCAGGCAGCGGCATCAGTGACCTCCTCGTCATCGCCGGGGTGCTCCAGGACATCGGCAGCGGCCCGCAGCAGGTCGGCCACGGCGGAGCGCACGGATGACTCGGTGTCGTTGCCGAAGTCGAACTCCACCCAGCCGATCTCGGCGGCCGGGTAGTCATTGCCGACCTGGAGGGTGACGGGCAGGCGCACGGTCAGGGCCATTACGCGGCCACCTCCAGCTCTTCCGGTGTGATCAGGTGGGGCCGCCACAGGGCCTCGGTCGTGGCGACCGCGTACCGGCCGCCGTCCAAGCTGTGGTCCGCGACCTTGAGCGGCTTGTCCTCGCCCTTCTCGGTCGCGGCCGGGTCCCAGGAGTAGCCCGGGGCCTCGCGGATGAAGCCGGCGCACCGGTCGGACACCAGCAGCTGGCCCTCGGCGAGGAGCGTGGCGAGCAGGCCGATGCCGCGGGAGACGTCGTTGTCGGCCTCGCTGGGCATGAGGCCGTCCCGGTACAGCTGGAGCCGGAACGATGCCGCGGCCGGGTCGACCGCGATCCATTCCGGGCGCTCCGGGCCGCCGTTCGGGAGGTGCTGGCCGTCGAGCCAGCCGCGGAGCCCTGCCGAGAGCTGGCCGTCGGTGAGGCGTGCTTGGGCGTGCTGCGGGTCGTGCCGCCATTCGTCGACCAGGTACAGGCGCCGGTCCGTGCCGAGGCCGAGCAGGAGTCCGGTGCTGGCGTTGGTGGTGCCGTAGTCGGCGCCAAGCGCGAGCATGCGCTGCATCGCCGGGAGTTGCTGCCAGGGGAGGACGTGCCGGGCTGGGTCCCACATGTCGAAGACGGCGCCCTCGGCAGCGACCCATTCGCCGAGGATGAAGCGGCGGAACCACAAGCCGGTGTACATCCGCTTGTAGCGGGCTTTGATCTTGTCGGACAGGACCGGGTTGTCGTCGAGCTGGAAGTGCCAGGTGCGCCAGTCCTTGAGCTTCCCGATCCGGTCGAGGAAGCGGCGCCGCACCCAGTGCGCTGGGCTGTCGGGGTTGGTCGTGCAGAAGATCTGCGCGCCCTCGACGGAGCAGCGGCCGAGGAGCTGCTGGAAGAAGTCCTCGGAGATGACGGTGAGTTCGTCCACGTACGCGCCCGCGCACGTGAGGCCGCGGAGTACCTTCTCAGCCTTGGCGTCGGAGGCTCCGAGGACGTGCACGGTACGGCCCAGGATCGTGGCCGTGCTGGCACCGTTGGTGTACTTCGTGAACGCGGCGAGCGGTCCGAAGAGGCTGGGGTCCATGAGCGGCCCGAAGACGTTCCGGTTCAGGCTGTCCCTGGTGCGGCCGACGACCACCAGCTCCCCGCCACGCGGAGCCGACGCGACGTAGATCAGCCAGCGCAGCAGCGACGACGCGGTCTTACCGGACCGGATGCTGCCCTCGGCGAGGTTGACGAACGCAGTCGAGTTGACCACGTAGTCGAGTTGCTTCCGGGAGAGCGGGACGGGCAGGTCACGGAGCATCACCGTCCCCCTCGTCTGCGGCCTGCTGCTCGGCCCACACCGTGGCCAGCCCGGTCATGACCTTGCCGAGCATGCTCTTGGCGTCCTCCTCGCCCGTGCTGGTGATGGGCGGTGCGAGTTTCAGGCTGCGGTCGATCGCGGCGCCAGCCGCGGCCATGAGTTGCCGCTTGGCGTCGGCCGGCGGTTCGTCGACGGGGTGCTCGGTGTAGGTGTTGTCCTTGCCGCCGATGTTGAAGACGACCGATGGCTCCCACATCTGCTGCGTCAGGCGCATGGCGTCCACAGTGAGGTCATGGGCGAGGTCGGCCCGGAGCGCCGCGAGATCAGCCGTGCGTGCTCGGGTGGCTTCCTCGGTGGGGGCGCGGTCGAAGGAGAGGCCAAGCCGGGCAGCGATGACGCTGATGGTGCGGCCGGACCGCTGGAGGCGCCGGGCGATTTCGTTCCTCGACAGGCCCTCAGCGTGCAGCCGCCGGACTTCCTCGTCGGTCTCCTCGGTGACCGGACGGGGTGACTGGCGGGCCATGGTCACCTCCGGACATGCGAATGGCCCCCGTGTGGGGTCGGGGGCCGGGCGGGATCGTGAGCGGGCTACACCTTGCAGAAGCCGGACTTCTTCAGCGCGTCGTTGATCTTGGCGCCCTGGGCTTCTGTCGTCGCCACGTCCTTGTACGTGAAGCGCATGGCCGCTGCCCAGTCGAGCTTGCCTCCGTTGCCGTTGATCGACGAGCACTGATTCCGTGCCGCGTCGACGGCCTTGTCCTCGTAGCGGACCACGTTTGGTGCGACGGCGGCCAGCGCGTCGAGCAGCTGCTGACGCTTCACTCCAGTCGGCTTGGGCGGGATGCCTGCGGCTTTGGAGATCTTGTCCTTCTGCTTCTGAGTCAGTTCCGAAGCGGTGGCGTTGGGGCTGGGCTTGCCGTTGTCGGCCTTGTCGTCACCGTCGCAGGCGGTGAGGGCGAGGAGGCAGGCGGCGGCTATGGCGGCGATGGCGATGTGTCGTGGCATGGGGGTGATGGTGCCCGATGTCCGACCTAAGTGTGAGGGTGTTGTGTTGGCCGTGATTGGTCTGTGACGCAAGACGGCCCCCGCTGGAGTGGGCGGGGGCCGGGAGGCTGTTGTGTCCAGGCACGCCGGACGTGGGGCCAGTGTGCGGCATGATCAGCCGACCGCGCAACTACGGCTGTAGTTCTGGCGCGGACGGGCTCAGCGGAAGCCGCTCACTGCGCCGCGCCTCCGCCTTGGCAGGCGTCCCATCGCCAGGTGCCCCCTTCGCGCGTCCACGGTTGGGCCTTGCGCTCGAACTGCGGCACACCAACGCCATAGGAAACGCGGGCCATGTCCCCGGACACCTGATCAACCGAGAGGTTCTTGATCGCCAAAGAGCCGTACTCGTGGTGGGCGTCCTTCGCCAGTGCCTCGAACTCCTCGCGGCTCATCTGTCCCTTGCAGCGCTCGGAGAGCAACGCGTAACCAGTGTCAGCGTCCGCTCCGAACAGAGCTTTGGTGTAGGTCCGTACCGACTTCTCAAGGGCCGCTGTGCCCGCACCCTTGGACTTTGCTTCGCGGCTGTCCTCGGTCGGGGCGGTTTGTGCCTTGGGCTCGGACTGGTCGGAGTCGCTGCCGCACGCGGTGAGCGGCAGGCAGAGGATGGCGACGGCGAGCACGGCGTGGCGCATGCGCATGGTTCCCCCCATGGGTGTGCACGGATGTGACGTGTGGGGGGATAGGCACTATATCGGGCGGGTGGGTGGTGCGGAGGGATTCGGCTGGGCATGCCGCCGCCCCGCCGGTAGTCGACGGGGCGGTTTGCCCGAGTAGCCGCGCAGCCCGCGCAGTTCGGGTAGGGACGTCGTCCACGGTACGCCTCGGATCTGACAGCAGAGCGCCCCCGCCCTGGTGGACGGGGGCGCCTGGGGGCGACACGACTTCCGGCCGTGGCTGTCGCAGCTCAGCCGAACCCCCAGGTGCGGGGCGGTGGGCCCCTGAGTCGTTCTCCCGCTGTCACGGTAGGCCCGTGCTGCCGCGCGTGTCACGGGTCGTGCACGAGGTCCCCGACGCGAGGGGGGACGCGGCGGGGCCTGGTGCCGGGCGCCACCCGGCGTGAGCCTCCAGTGTGGCAGGCGGCGCTACTTGCCGAAGGTGATCCGCTCACTGTCCAGCAACGCCGTATGCGTCGCCGCAGTGATGATGAAGAGGACCAACACGAGACCCGCGACAGGGTGATCACCGTCGCCGAGAGCCACGACAACCCCGAACACGACCAGCTCCACGGCGACGTAGACCGCCGGCACCACCGGCTTCACGACGCCCTTGACTGCGGCAGCGACGAGCGGCACGGCACCCGCGAGGCCGAGGCTGACGATGGGCAGCAGGGTCCACAGGATCTGTGCGGCCTTGGTGTTGAACATCTTCGGCCGGCCAGTGGGCGGCATGGGTCCCGTGACGTACGGGCTGGGGCCGGGCTGGTACGGATTGCTCATCGAATTTCCCCCCAAGGACATTGGTGGTGGCATTTCAGCGCATGTAGTGCGCTGTGGGTAGAGGTGTGACGGGTCTGAAACCTGGTGTTCGAGCCGTCCGTCACTGGCTGGCGTGCTGGCCGGGTGCCGGGTCGTCGTCAGTTCCGGTCTGCTCGCGCATGGACGCGTCCGACAGGCGGTTGTGCTCGTCGCGTTGCTCTCGCGTCCAGGTGGATGCGGGGCCGCTGGTGCGGACATGCGCGCGCAGGGCGGCCGTTGCGGGGCCGGGGGTGCTTCGTCTACCGAATGCCATGATGTGGCTCCTCGTCTCGTGATCGGGATGGGCCCGGGGCGGTCGACGGCTTGGCGGCATGGCGGCCGCCCCGGGGTGCGTCACTACTTGGTGCGGTGGACCTTCATGGAGAGCACCTCCGCGCCAGGCCACCGCTGGCTCACCTGGGTCTCAGCGATGGACTCAGCTACGCCCTCCGGCTTGTTTTCAGACAGCGCGGTCGTCAGCTTGTCTCGCGTCCCGTCCGCCTTTTTGACCTTGGTCACGACACACGGGGCGTGCAGGTGATTGCGCCTGAGCATGGGTCCCCTTTCGGGTGGTAGATCGCCGGGTAGACGGCGGTAGATGGCAGGTAGATGAGCGGTAGACATGCAGGTAGACCAGGGGGTAGACGGTCACGCAGCCCGGTCAGCGGCCTCACCCGGGGAAGGGGCCGGGAGGTCGTCACGGTGCACCCCGTACGCCACCCTCCGGTCGACCTTCACGGAGCGCCGGACGGGCACCCCCTGGGCCTCCAGACGGGAGCGCAGATCGGCCACCTCCCAGCCCTCGCCCTGGCCGTGCTCCTGGAGGTGGGAGAGGACGGCCGAGAGGTGCACCCCGGGGCGGTCGCCGATGAGGTCGGCGAGGAGCTGCCGGACGGCCTCCGGGCCGGGGACCGCAGGACCCTGCTGCTCGTCCTCGGAGGCGTCCTCGGTCTCCTCGTCGGGGGCCGGGCGGGAGGCGCGCCAGGCGGCGATGAGCCACCCTGCGGCGAGCGCCCACATCAGCACGGGCCGGGCGCGGACGAGCCGGGCTACCAGCCAACCCGCCGCGCCGAGGATGGCGAGCCGGAAGGCGGGGCCGAGCATGGCGCGCCACCCGGTGAGGTCGTCCCGGCGCCCGGCACGAACCCATGCAGCGAGGGCCTCGGAACGGCGCTGCCACACCAGCTCGCTTCCGCGGGCGAGGCGTCCGGCGACCCGCGCCAAGGCGTCACAGCCGGGGCGCTTCACGCTCCACCACCCTGGGACAACCGGGCTTTGGCCCACGTGCCCATGCCGTTGACGCTGTCGGGGAGCCAGCCGAGCGCGGCGGCCACACCGGGCAGGAAGCCCAGGATCGCGAAGGTGATGAACCCGCCGACGATGCGCCGTTTGTCCTGCTTGCCAGACGCCTTGTACAGCAGGCCGACGCCGACGGCGAGCAGCACGGTGACGACCGCGCCCTCCTGCGTCAGCGTGCCCATGCTGCCGGTCGGGAGCGCGGCGGAGCCCTTCGCGCCGGTGGCCGTCGATACTCCGCGCGTGCCCCAAGAGGAGGCCAGACCGGCGATGCCGGACGCGCCCCAGCCGAGCGCGCCCCCGACGCAGATGGTGGACAGGGCGCCGAGGATGCCGCCGGAGCCGTATGGGATGAGGGCCTTGGGGTCGCGGCCGCCCTTCCACCACGGCCGGATGTTGGCCCAGAGGACGGCGGCGCCGATGGCGACTCCTCCGAGGCTGATGGCGACGTTCATGCGCGTACTCCAGTGAGCAGGGTGACGGGGTCGTACCAGCCGAGGGCGCCGGTGCCGCCGATGAGGGCGGTGACGAGGAGGGCGCGGCTCCACCAGGTGTGGCGGCGGCGGTTGATGAGGAGAGCGATGGTGAGCGCGACTCCGGCGAGGGCGTAGGCGGCGCCGATGGAGCCGGTGTCGCGTGCGTCGGAGAGGGTGGCGGCCCATGCGGTGGCGAGGCTGTGGCCGTAGGCGGGGTAAGGGATGACGGCGGCGGCGAGGCCGATGATGGTCTGCCGGGGCCGGATCCAGTCGGCGAGGCGCTCCCAGATGGAAGGGCCCTCGAGCTCGGGCTCGGGTGCGACGACGATGTGGGTGTGGACGTGGTGGATCTCGATCGCGGCCGGAGGCGGTGTGGC